TGGAGCGCAATTTGGTACTACGCAAACAACTTTTGGTACATGGTCTGGTACGCCAACTACATTTCATTTAGGACATAACGCTTTATCTGGTAGTGATTTTTGGAAGGGAAACATGGATGAAATTGCAGTATTTGATAGCGTAAAAGATATTACTGCTTTATATAATGGTGGAAAACCAAATAATTTAGTTGGTGAAAGTGGTTTGGTTGGTTATTGGAGAAATGAAGAGGGTACAGGAACAACAATAGCAGACCAGTCAGGCAAGGGTAATTCAGGTACATTGGTAAACGGAACTAATTTTAGCAGAGTAGTACCATAAAATATAAAATATGAAATACGTAATTTTTGATATGATAAACGCAAACTTAATTGATTTTAGCCTTGTAGAAGAAACAAGTTTAGAAACATTAAGACTTTCACTAGATACAACAAAATGTATATTAAAATTTAAAGGAGAAACTCCAGCATTTTTAGTAGGTTTGCAAGAATACAACCAACAAGAAATACTGCAAATAACTAGCAACCCTGATTGGTACAAAGACGAATAATATGAACGATAAAATTTTAAGTGTAAATTTAGAAACCCAAACCGCTCCAGTAATAGAAGAGGTTAGAGGTAAAGATTACATAGAATATGGTACTGAAGACTGGAAAAACTTATATCCACAGTTTTTAATTGACCTTTACTATAACTCTTCAACACACGCAGCAGTTATTAATTCTACGGCTGAGATGATTTCTGGGGAGGATATAGTTATAGAAGCAGACGAAGACGAAAATTTAGACATATATGTAAAGCTAAAGAAGTTTTTTAGACACGCTAACGGAAAAGAGACGCTACATCAAGTAATAAAAAAAATAGCTTTTGATTTTAAACTACAAGGAGCTTACGCTATTCATTGTATTTGGAATCAAGAGAAAACAGAAATAGCTGAAATTTATCACGTTCCAGTCGAAAGAGTTAGAGCTGGTCGACCTAACGAGATGGGTAAAGTAGATACTTATTATATTAGCGCTGACTGGTCTAATATAAGAACCCATAAACCTTACCCTATTGCGGCTTTTGATACTAAAGATAGAACTTCAGCTAGTCAATTACTTTATACTGGTTCTTATAGTCCTAATATGGACGTATATCACACTCCAGACTATTTAGCTGGTTGCAACTGGGCTTTAGTAGACCAAAAGGTAGCTGAATTTCATTTAAATAATATAGAGAATGGTTTTTCAGGCTCGTATTTCATATCCTTTGCGAATGGTATTCCAACGGCTGAAGAGCGCCACCAAATAGAGCGAAGCCTTGTAGACAAGTTTACAGGCGCAAAAAACTCTGGTAAGTTTATTTTAACATTCTCAGACGATAAAACTAGAACACCAGAAATAACACCAATAAGTGTAAGTGACGCTGACAAACAATATTTAGCCTTACAAGAACTATTAGTACAAAACATCCTTACGGCTCATAGGGTGACTTCTAAGACACTTATGGGTATTGATAGTACTAATGGCTTCTCAAGCAATACAGACGAGCTTATAAACGCTGCAAACTTCTACGTGCAAACCGTTGTACGTCCGTTCCAATTAAACATATTAGATACCTTACAAACTATATTTTCTGTAAACAATATGGATTTAGAAGTTGGGTTTATACAATTAAAACCAATTACAGTACAATTTGACTCTAAAACTGTACGTGAAGTAATGACCCAAAATGAGATTAGAGAAGACTTAGGGTTACCAGCGTTAGACGAAGAAGAAACGGTAGAAGAAAAAGCTACATTTAGTAAAGTTGGTTCTATGATAACTGACGGAGTAGAATTACCTTTATTTGATACAATAGAAGAGGCTGAAGCAGAAGCAGAAAAATTAGGTTGTAGCGGTTATCACGAACACACTCAAGACGGCAATACTTACTATATGCCGTGCGAAGACCACGACCAAATAATGAATCTTAGTAAGTGTAATTGTAAAGAAGAATTTATAAGCCCTAATCCTTGTACTGAAGGTTACGAGCCTTACGGACATAAAATAAAAGACGGTAAAAAAGTACCTAATTGCGTACCTATAAAAGCTAACAGACAAAACTTGTCTAATTTTATACAAGAATTTGGCGAAGACATAGACGAAGACTGGGAGCTTGTCGACGAAGAAGTTGTACACGGCGAACACCAAGATTTTAATTTTGAAGAAGAATTAAATATTATGGTTAATGATAGGTTAGATTTAGCGTCTACTGGGACGGCTAGACCTAATGCTAGAGGTGAAGAAGACGGCGTAAATGAGTCGTTTAATAATTATTACAAAGTAAGATACGAGTATAAAAAAGCGTCAGGTACTGGTAGCACCGCTAATAGCCGTGACTTTTGTCGAGGCATGATGTCGGCAGGAAAAATTTATCGTAAAGTAGACCTTTTAAGGTTAACAGATATACAAGTAAATGATTCTTACTATTCAAAAAGACAAGGACGTGAAATAGGCTTTGGACCTAATGGAGATTTGACATACTCAATCTGGTTGTACAAAGGCGGACCTAGATGTAAGCATTACTTTAATCGTTTAATTTACAAAACATCTTTAAGAGGTGCTAGGTCGGATATTAATGATAGTCAACTAATTAGCGAAGCAAAGGCAAGGTCTGAAGGTTTTACTTTAGAGATGAACGACGATTTAGTAGCAACTGCGCCTATAAATATGATTAATGAAGGATTTTTAAAACCAAGATAATATGGCATACGTTTTATTTATATCAGAAC